AGGCAATCCTAGTGGATGTGCCTTTACCACCACTCTAAATTCAGTTGCTAACATGATTGCTGTTGAGTATGCCTCACTCAAAGCTTATGGCGATGGAATGCTTTCACTTGGTGAAACTGATGGTTTTATCCAATCACCTTATGCGATTTATGGTGACGACAATGTTATTGCTGTCCCTTGGAAACATCGCAATCAAGATTTCACTAAAATCCAAGACATCCTTGCATTACATGGTATGCAACTCAAGAGCGAGACAGGAACATTCGATCTTGTTCCTATTTCTGATCCATCAGTTCAATTCCTGAAACGGGCCTTCATATATGGTCCCGATGGGATGTGGAAACCACGAGTAAACCTTCAACTTATTGCTGATATTTTAAACTACACAAAAGTCAAAGGTGAATTACAAAATTTGCAATTCATGCAGAACCGAATTCATTCCGCGTTTCTTTTCCTTTATTTTCATGGTCTTGAAGTTTATGAAGAGTATCGAACACGTACTCTTGCACGGCTCGAACGACATGGTATAACCAAACTCGTTACAGTACCATCATATTCCACAATAAACATGTGGTATGCAAATGGCACAGCTAGTGCAGATTTTGAAGGGCATTTTACATCCCTCTCAAAAGTTGGTGCCTCTCTACGCACCATGCGAGTGCGTGTTGCTTGTGGACAATCACAATCAAGCAACGTCTCCAATGTTTATAACTACGGTAATGGCAATGCTACTGATCTTGCAGCCACAGCTTCCTCACGACAAGAAGATAACATAACATCTGAAATATCACCTGATGTAGAAGTTGATGCATCTGCACTTGATGCTCCAACTTTCGGGCACCAGTTATATGCTGGTGAACGTATTTTTGCCGGATACAATTCAACCACTGATCACCATTTTCTCGGTGAGATCATGGATCTACGCAGTAAAATCTTTTGCCCCACAGCCGCAGAACATTTCGGTGAAACTGATGACATTTTCTCAGTCCCTCACATAGTTTCCCTGCGACAACGTTTTGCTACGTTGCGCTGGACAGCACAAGATGCCCCAGGCACTTTGCTTGCCTTTGGCCCCATCAGTCCATTCCAGACAAACACAAATGCTGACAACAAGTATGTTATGCCACCCATTGAAATTCTAGCCAGATTAACAACCTTTTGGCGAGGTGGTATCATGTTCCGTGTACAAGCAGTTCCATCATCATTTCATGTTGGAAAGCTTTTCTTTGGTGTTCATTATGGAGTTTATGACATTGCTGGAATCCAAAATTGGGGATTGCCAGACATCACAGGTCAATATGGTCAATACATAAACCTACTCGATGGCCAGGCAGAATCAGACATTGACGTACAAATGGTCGCTTCCACACCATGGATGAATTCACTTGGCGCAATACAACCTCAATCAACGCCTCCAACATTTGGTCATGCTTATGGTATATGGACTTTACACGTAGTCAATGTACTCGCTTCCCCCGAATCAATTGCTCAAGATATTGACATCAACCTTTTTATTAGCGGAGCCCCTGATTTCCAAGTCCACTATCCAAACAGTGGAAATAGCATAATACCTGCTCTTGGTTTCAAAGGAGATGCTGATCTTGTTAATCCAGGACCTCCTGGTGTTACAGGAATCACACATTCACATGTACAGGTTCGCAAACCTGCAATTCTCCCCAGTTCACCTGCTATCACAAAGAAAACAGTTTCAAATGAGCAAAATTCTGCGCTCATCATCAAAAATGTCACTGCTGTACCCACTACAAATGGCAACCTTGCTGTTGATTTTGAATTAGATAATATTGATTTACGTCCCGAAACTGATTATGAAATCTATTTCTATGCCACAAACAATGCATTAGAAGGACAAGTAGGAACAACAAGTCTTACATCCATTGAATTCTTAGACAACAACAACATGGTCTTTGACGACATCATTGGTGGTTCAGATCAGAACGGAACCACTTCCACTGCTCCAAATCATGAGATGAATTGTGCTGCATTCAAAGCCGGAATGCACACTACTGCTGCCACCGGTAGCACTCGTCTACGCGCACATTTTACAACCAGCGACGAAAGAGACATTTTCTCTACCATCTTCGTTAAAGCTAAAGACGCCGTTGTAAATTGGGCATGGAAAGCAGCAAACACTGTTGTAGAAGAAATGCTTGGCAACCAGCGCACCATTGGTGGTGTTGATTTCCCAACACTTGGACCACAAATAACATCAGGTCTTACTGGACTTAACACACAAACACTTGCTGATACCTTTTCAGGCCTCACTGCAAACAAACTTACACAATATACTGCTATACCTGCTACATATACTGACCCTGCTCCAGCCATTGCACCATTGGCACTTACCAATTTTGCTGGTGCACAAGGACCCGGTTTGATATCTAACATGCCTGATACTTTCACCACAACTACATTATCAATTGAAGATGTTACTTCTGATGTTGTTACCTATAATGCTCTTGATACTATTGATACAGTCTATCGTGCATATTTTGTAGAAGAACCCGAAGATTCCATACTTTTTGCTCGCAACAAACGGAACCGCGTCACCAACAACAGACACCTTGGCACCGCGTGCGGAGATGTCCACGGTGAAGCTTCAACCGAGAAGCTTGGTGAAGAAGATCATGTCACAATCCACAGGCATGGCGCTATAATGCGACGTGCAAATGATCAATTTTCTACTGAACTCGCTGATTTGCGAGACACAATTCGACGTTTTGTCAACATACCTAATGCCACCACTGAAATTGCTCCAAATTCTACTGTTGTACTTGATGTAAATGATTTATTTGCTCAACATCCATGGTTGCGCCTTATGTATTCTTGCACCCGCTTACAACGCGGAACTATGCGTTTTAAATTGTATTTTTCTATGCCTGCTTTGAATAATCTTGCACAAGTTGTTGTTTATGCTGCTAATGAAAATATTGATAACACAAAACCAGTTGCTCTTGCCAACAAATGGCTTGGTCCTACAGTACCACAAATGTCTTTTGAAATACCATATTTATCATCTTTGTCCAGCGTTTATACACCATATGCTACACCTGAAGGTGGACCTATTATGCAAGCTCGTATTTCTATTACTAATGTCAATGCCAACCCTATTACTGTTCGTATCTTTGTTGCTGCTGGTGACACATTTAGAACCGGCGTATTTACAGGATTCCCATATTTTATCCCCGGTCCCTGCGTGCGCAACGCTTTTGCCACCGGCGCGATGAACGGCGGGTCGCGCAATTCCGGCGAATGGTCGCCCTCGCAAAGCATCGTCAGCCGTGTCGGATTC